TTCAATCCTTCGATAGACTTGTTAACTTCTGTAAGATCTACTGTTTGATTAACTGTAAACTTCTTCTGTTCAATAACATCTAGTCTTTGATTGAATGTACCCCAGGTATAAAACCCACCTCCGATTGCTGAAACTAACGCTATAAGCATTCCTATTGTTTGTAGTTTAGATATCATTCCGTTCATTCATTAACTCCTGTAATTTTAAATATGCTTTATTAGTTTTGTTACGTGCAGTATTAACTTTAATATTATGCTGTGCAACAGGATCAATAGACCCCAATGTAACTTGATTATTATAAATAGACTTGTCATATCCAGCTAACACTACTTGTTTAAAGAAGTCAGGGTTGCCATCAGGTAATTGTCTGTTATCAAAAATAGCTGTATTCATAGTAGCATAACTAGATATATCTACTTGATTAGATACCATAGCTCTACTTACTAATTCATTAACTACTACTAAGGTAGCCTCAACTCTTTCTATTTGATTCTTAACTTTACTATCTATGTAATTTTCTACTTTAACAACATCAACAATTACTTCAGCTTGTTCTTCAGCAATAGGTTCTTCTTCTATTACTTCAACTATATCTTGTTCTATTGGTTCTTCAGTAGGTTCTGGTCCTGATTCTTCAAGCTCTGCCTCGACAACTTCTTCTTGTTTGATATCATTTGTTTCTTGAATTGGTTTGTCTGCAATAACTTCTGCGCTACTGGGTTGTTCTTCAATCGGTTCATTAGGTTGTTCCACAATTTCAATGGTATCGGTATTTGATTCTGTAGGTTCTGGTTCAGATGCAATTGATGTTTCCACATTTGTTTCCATATCGTATGCATTACTTATATCCTCTGTATTAAATTCTTCTGTTGGCATTTCAGGTTCAGGCATATCAATAGACATGACTTCAATGTTTTCCATAGGTATAACATCAACTGTATATATTTCAAACTGTGGTTCTTCTATTGTTACTTCTTCAGGTTCCCAAATAAATTCAGGTATAACTAAATTATCAGGTACATCAATAGATATAGTTTCTATATCTTCAAATATAAGTTCAAAGTTATCTTCAAAATCTTCTATAATTGTAGTAACTTCTTCTATCTCATCTTGACCAGGACAAGTTGGTGGATTCTTTTGCCAGCAATATTCTATGGCGGTACTAGTCGCAGTTGTTAAAGCTGTGTAATCAATTGTAAGTGTTGGATCAGTTACATCTACACCAGCATGACCACCATTGTAATTAACATTACCTTGTATATCAAAACTAAATCCTGCTGTTAATGTACCATGAGTATTCTCAGCATTAGATCCAACAATTAAAGTATTGCCATAGTTATTATATTGATAGTTATGATTAGTAGTATCTTCTAAAATAATAGTTTGATTGATAGTATCATTACCATTGGTTGCATACTGGTACATAGTGACAGTAGATTCTTCATTGTTCCACCATCTAATCTCAGCATTAAAATTACTTGTAAATCCTTGTTGGATTTCAGCTTCAGTTAGTAAGTCATTACTGCTAACTGTAGTTTCTGCATACTTACCATGCTTGCCAGTAAGTATGTTAGCTTCATTTAAATCAGAGCTGTCAGGAAACATAGTGCCATTCCATGAACCATCATTAAAGGTTTGAGATATTATATTGTTAGTAGTAGCTGCTGTACCTGTAGAATAGGTTGTGGTACAAGTTGAGTCACCAGGATTGGGTATGTCTTGTATGCAAATAGTTTCAGCGTTACTTGTTTCCAAGTTTAACAGAACCACCAGAGTAATTAATAATCTGACTACCATCTATATCCTCTAGTATTTCGTTATCTATTTGTTCTGTAATGCGTAAAGTCTTAACATACTCCTCATAGTCTGGTCTTAACTTACCATACTTTTCCCATTCAACTTTTGCTTCTTGTCCTATCTTAGAATTATAGGGACAGTACGTACCTGCCATAGACATTGCACTAAACACCCTACTGTCTTGACACATAATAGCAATACTAGCAACTTTCATATTCATGTCATACAAAGCCTTTGCTAGTTTAAGTCTTTCACAATTAAGATCTCTCTTAGTCATACCAAGGCTAGCACCAAACGAAAAAGTTTGACCACCAGCAGATATACCTACAGTACATAAGTCTTGCGACATACTAGATATAGCAGGAGCTGATGCACTCGGTACTACTCGTGAGTCACCAGTGTATGCATTAGTAGTATTGTTAGTAGTACTTGTAGTATTACTTGAACTGCCACTTTGAAAATTTGTTGTACTTTCAGAATTGTATCCGCCTGTAATTGCAGTATTACTACCACTTGAATTTACTTGATCATTAGTAGTTGATCCACTACTGGTTACATCATTGTCTGCAAGTGCAGAGTCCATGATCCAACTAAAACATAATAACATAAATACACATAGACCTGCAGGTATTAGTGCTGACTTCATACTTCTTCTCCGTATCTGCTTTCGCAATAAAATTCAAAACCTTGTAAACTATCACCAAATGCTTCTATGTGTGGCATAAGTAATTCAACCTTATTATCAGTTACATATTCCCAACAAGCCCAAGTATCATCAAATGATTTTAGTTTATACTCTCTAGTAAACTGTTCACCTGTAGTAAACGTAAGCATTATAGTAATTATAAAAAACATTATTTTTTCTTAAATATATCTGCGCCCTTGAGTCCATAGATAGATGCGACTACACCGATAAATAACGATTGGTACCAGAAAGGTAGATTAGAAAATTTATCAAAAAATATATCTAGCTTCTCTTGTATATTAGGATCATCACTAAACACACTCCATAACAATAACAGTACAGGAGCTGACACTAGGATCAGTACAAACTCATCCTTCCAGCCTTTGTCATTTGATTGCCTAACTGCAGCTTGGTATTCTACTTCACCATTAGCCATCTTCTGTGCATGCAATAGTTCTGCATCAGACATTAATATCTTAGCCTTTTGCTTATTAGCAAATATCGAAGCCCCTGTCTTTAAGACAGTAGGCAGTAATTGTAACCACATATGTATTCCTAAATAATTTTAATTATATTGCTTAGTTCTAAGCAACGTGCTGGTGTTTGTTGATACCAGCGAGAGTCTTGCATTTGTAATGCTGCCTCAGAAAAGTCACATTCTCCAAGCGCCTTGAACATCTTCTTAAATTTACCTACTCCAGCCTGTCCTAGCTGGAAACACATCTCAATTAGAATGCTTTGTATAATAGCCTTTTTAATCTGAGGTAGGTCAGAGTATAGAGTATTCTCTAAATGCTCTTGTATGAGGCTGTTTGCCCCCTTTAAAGCGATATCAAAGTCCTTATCAAATAGCTCTTGCCAGCCTTCTACAGATTCAGGTACTTCTTCACCACCTAATATCTTATGCCCCCAGCCACCAGTAAGGAAGCCAAGGGTATCTTTATAAGGCTCTAACCTATAGCCCTCATGAGCTTTAATTCTAGCCTTAACAATATCCATTAAGCAACAATGAAAACAATGATAACTAGTACTACTACACCAATAGCTATTTGTTTCTTCTTATCCATGTTGCTCCAGGTATATTTAATTAGTTCTTTTAAATCGTTCATATTAATCCTCTAAGTAATAAGACTTAATCAATTCATCAATGACTAAACCTTGTATTGTTGTTGGCTCGCCAGTACTTCTACGAGGTGCTGCCTTTGCCATACGTTCTAATGTTCTATCTAAGTCTTTTCTTATTTGTAATCGTTCAGTAATATCATCAGATAGATCTATTAGCATATCACTAAATGTTGTGCCTTGTTTCATATCACTCCAGATGCGTACTACTCTAGGTGTCATATCTTCAGGGTTGTAACCAATGTTTACATAGAACTTATGATTATCCATTTCATATTTTCTAGTAACTCCTGGTCTTCTATTCTCTATTGGTTCATACATGATAGGCTCCTCAGCTAAGTTGGTTTGCTCCATTAAGTAATTGTCTTGCGAGATTAATTGCATCTTCGCTGGTGAGTCTGTTTTCTGCATAGATTCCTCTTGTTGAATTGATATATAAATAAAGTTT